CTCGCCGGGAACGCCGTGGTCAGTGCGGGGCTTGAGTTGGAATGGACGGCCAAAGAGTCGTATGACGTGATGAGCGCCGCGTACGTTCGGACGGGTACTTACCAGGCTGTGAATTGCCGGGATACGGATGGCAGCGTCAAGACTATTTCGGCCAAGGCTCGGGAACTTTTCGGGCTTAGCTACGAACAGGCGGATTGTCTGTTCTCCCCGTACAATTCCGTTCCGGAGTTGTGGGGGCTGGCCCTCCAGTTTTCGAACGGGCAAATCTCGTATCGGGACGTGCTCGACGCGTACGAAACCCGGGCCCAGCGTGCGGAAGCCAAGCTCCGGGCTGTCTCCGAAATCGTGAAGGGCTGAGCCATGCTGAACGTGAGCAGGTTGTTGGAAGAACTCCGGTTCGTCACAATCCACCCGGACAAGCACAATCAGGAGCTTTGGGCCAAGGCTGTGACCGAAGCTCAGATCCCGGAAGGTGACGCATGGTACGAGATCACGCCGCCGCGCCCGTCCGCGTGTGGTTCGTTCGGGTGTCTGGCTGGTAACACGGCGATTCACGAACCGGGTGTTGAACTGGACTGGTACCAGCCGGAAACCTACCGAAGCGACGGTGGTCGGAGCATCTTTGTGTGGCAGGCCGACTATATCCTGAACGAATGCGTTACGGTTCCGGATTGGGATGGTAACGGAAAACACAAAGAGCCGAAGTCGATTTCCGAAAAGGCCCGAGAACTCCTCGGCCTGACTCCGTTCCAAGCACACCGGTTGTTCGACGGTGACAACACCCTGGACCGGCTCTGGGAACTGGCGGAACAGTTCTCGGGTGGCGAGATCATCGCGAACCCGGTTAACAGATGGTCCCAGAAATCGTACGGCAAGGCTCTGAAGGATGCGGAGGAAGCAAAGTGAGTACCGACCCCCGGCGGAACAAGCGCTCGATAATCGAGCGACTCAAGTACGGCCACGACAAGAAGACTACGGCCCAACTCCGGACCGAACAGGGATGTTTCTGTTTCCAGGGGATTATCGCGGACGAGTACCTCAGGGACACCGGCGGCGAATGGATCGAGGGTATCGGTATCCAAGTCAATCCGGACAGCAGGATGAGAACCGCGTATATCCCTAAGGAAGTCATGGAATGGTCCGGATTTTCGGAGACGGAGCTTTCCCGGTACACGTCGCTGAATGATGACGTAATCCTGGGCCTGACGTTGGCTCAGCTCGGCCGGATCATCGACAACGACGTGTCTTGGGGCGTGTAGCATCTACACGATCGGGCAATCAAGACGAGTCAGGGGCTCGGCTGGTGAACCATTGCCAGCCCCGTTCCGGGCATTCGATCAACTCGGCTTTACGTTCCGCCGTGGTGGGTTCGTCTTGATCGTGGCTGGGCCGGGCACGGGTAAATCCGCGCTCGGCCTGGCTTGCGGTCTTCGGTTCAAGGTTCCGGGCATGGTCTTCAGCGCGGACTCGGACGCGTTCGAGCAATCGACTCGTGCCTTCTGCATGGAGACTGGCGAGGACCGGAAAGTAGGGGAACGGTTCGCGCGAGGATTGTTGGAAGAATCGGAAAAGGATCTGGCCGATCGTATGGCCGGAATCCCGATCCGGTTCAATTACGATGCCTCGCCCACGCTAGACACGATCAACACCACGATGGAAGCCTTTGATGAACTATACGGCGAGTATCCGTTCTGGACTTTGGTCGACAATGTCACGAATGTTCAGAACGGGACTGCGGACAACGCGGAAAATCCTTTCGGTGGCCTTGAGACGTTCATGGAATATCTGAACACCATGGCCAGGAACACCCAGACATGTGTGATCGGGCTTCACCACACGCTCGGTCAGTACAACGACGGGCTTGATCCGATCCCGTTGTCGGGGGTCAAGGGCCAGATCACCCGGGTCCCACCACAGGTTCTGACGTTGTTCCGGCCGGACGATGCACAGCTTGGCATCTCGGTAGTCAAGAACCGAGGTGGACGGGCCGACCCAAGCGGGCGCCGGTACGCGTTGCTAGACTTCGAAGGCTCGACCATGACGATCAAAGATCCAGACTGAGAGGATGGTATGAAATACTTCAAGGCAACAGATGAGCATAGTGATCTGGAAGGCCCGTTCTGGTTCCGGAGCAGTGATGGTGTCGGTACGGAACTTTTGACCTATTCCGGCAAGTGGCAACGATCGTTCCCGCTCGCGGTTCAGATCTACGCGTATACAGACATCGAAACGCCTGGGGTGTCCTGGGCCGTGATCCGGGCCGAGGATCTGCCGGACGGGGTCGAGTCGTGACTGTTCGGTGGTGGGCGTATGCCCTCAACGTGGTTGGGATGTTGCTGAGCCTGATCGGGTTGATTTGGACATCGTTCACCGGCCCGGGTTGGGCGATCTTGGTTTACGCGGTTCTTCTGATCGTATGCGGATTGACTTTGGTGTTCCTGGTGTGTAAGGACAGGGAGCTAGAATGAGCTACACGTATCTGGCTACTTCAAAGAAGAACGGGGTCCCGCTCGCGTCCTTTCCTCGGAAACATGAACTGGAACGGTGGTGTGGACTTGAGTTCAATCGCTCGCTTGGGTTTGAATCGGTTCGCTTGTTCCGGGTCCGGTCCTACCCCTGGGAGCTGGACAGCATCGTGGTGGAACTGGAGTACTGGGCCGGTTTGAAGTCGCTGATCGAGAAGACGCCGTAATGGCCCGTAGGAAGGCCGTACAGCCGAGTCCCGTGAAGGGTCAGTGTAAGGACTGCCCGGAAGGGGTTACGCGGCTTGTACGGCGTCCTGGGCCCCGTTGCGCGGAACATCACAGACAGTACCGGGATCGTGTACGGAACGAGAAACATGGCCAGCGAATCCTGAAGACGTACGGGATCACGGCTGACGAGTACCAGGCGATCTACGATGCCCAGGGTGGTGTCTGTGCGATCTGCCAGCGAGCTACCGGAGCCACGAAGAAGCTGAGTGTCGACCACGACCACAAGACCGGCGAGGTCCGGGGTCTGCTCTGCACCCATTGCAATCGGTACGTGCTCGGCCATCTCCGAGATTCGGTCGCGGCTCTGCTCCGGGCCGTTAGGTATTTGTTATCTCCTCCGGCCAGGAAAGTCTTGACACGGCTTCGGGGCTAGAGCAGACTGGTCGTATCAGCAACGAAGGGGACCACGATGGTGAAGTTCAGCGAAGACCTGTACAACGCTCAGGGCGAGAAGGTCAAGACCGTGGAATGGATCGAGATCGCCCCGAAGCCCAGCAACACTCCGGCCACGGTGGATCTCTTGATGCACCCGCCGACATGGCCGTGCGACCCGGTCTACGTCCGACAGTACGACCGGTGGGTTGAGAACCGGATCAAGAACGGTCTTCACTGGCGCTGAGCCGAAGGGGCGGCTCTGGTTGACTCAAGCCGGAGCCGCCCCGTAACGTGGTCCTTACCAGCAAAGAACGAGAGAGGGACAAGAAAATGCGTTACTACCGCAAGGGTGACCAGGTCCGAATCGGCAAGAGCGGCAAGGTTGACTACACCGTGTTCCTCGACCAGCTGACTCGGGTTGTGTTCCTTCAGTCGAACAACACCGGCAAGGTCACCCTAGTCGACATGGAGCGGGTTGTCCTGGTTCAGGCGGTCGAGGACGTGTCCGAGCTGAACCTTCCGGACGTGGAGACCACGACAGGCGTGAACCGTCCGGAGCCCCTGGCGGGCATGGCGGAACTGATCATCCCGGACCAGACTCCGGCCGGTACCGAGCCGGTCTCGGATGAGGCTTGGGGCAACGGTCCGGACGTTCAGCCGGACAAGAACGACCACCGCGAATCCGTGTACGGCCGAACCATCCTCGGGGCCCTGAACCGGCTCGGCAAGCACGTCTACGCGGGTACGGCCACGACGAAGCGCCGGAACAAGGCTCAGAAGAAGGCTGAGAAGGCTCGGCGTCGTCAGGATCGGATCGAACGTCGTGCCGCGTACGAAGCATCCCGGACGGGGGTGTGATGAAAACAGCAAGTGTGTCACAGGTGATCCGAGCCCAGATGGTTTCTATGGGGATTCCGATCACGACGGTGCGAACCGTGATCCGTTCCAATGGCCGGTTCTCTACTCGGGTATACGGGTTCGACGTGCCCAGCATTGCCGAAGCTCTCCGGACCTTGCATCCGGAACACAACGTGTCAGAGACCGTGAATTTTGCGGTTATGATCAGTGACGGGAGGGTGTGATGGAACTGGAGAAGCCTCCGAAGCCGCTCAGCTTGTACGAGTTTGTCCGGGCCGTTGATGACCTCCGGGCCAGCAGCAACAACGTGTACGTCCATGTCGGTACCGGAACGTCTGTATTCCGGATCACCGATGTCGAGCTTGACGATGACGGCGACATGATCATCCACACTGAGAACCCCTGAGAGGAAACCATGTCTGAACTTAGCGAAGCCCTGGATCGTAGCAGGGCGCTGGAGCTCGCCATGCGCGTGTTCGAATCCGGAACGATCGAGCCGTACGAGATCACCAAGTACGCGGAGAAGTTCGTCAAGTTCCTAGGCGGACCGGAGCCGGTCGACTCCGAGCTGCCCGCCGAGACCCCGTGGAGTTACTTCGTGGATGAGGTAAACCCGCATTCCGACTCGGCCTATTTCCGTCGGATCAAGGGGAACGACACCCGCACTAGTGAGTTTCTGAACGGGTACGGGCCGTGGAGTTCTACGGGTGAAGACATCAGTCGGGAATACATGGCCCAGGCTGGGTACCGGGGAATCCGGTTCGAGGAATTGCCGGACTGGGTCCAGGAGATCTCGTGACTTGGCCGGTCTCTGACCCGGATACCGAGACAACCCCAATCTACGACGACGTCAAGAAAGAGATGGAAGATGACTGACTTCGATGTTCTGTACCGGGGCGTTCCGGTTCCGGATTCGATTCTGACCCCGGGTCTGTTCAGTGGCGCTCTCGAAGGGTTCAAGCTGGGTGTGGACGCTACACACCAGATGTTCGGGGGCTTGAACAACCCGGACACGCCCGAGTCCAAGGACGACCCGTACGACTACTTCTCGGATGGGGACGGGAACGGAAACGAGTGGATCTGGCGGTACCGGAAAGGTGAGAAGGTGGGCGAATACACCCGCGAGTACGAACCGGGCTGGAGCAAGGCTTACACGTCCCGCGAGCACGTGCTGGACTCCGGGTACACGTATCTCCGGGAACAGGATCTCCCCGCATGGGCGCGTGACTGAGTACGAACTATGGAGCTTCGGCCGGGCTCGGGATGAACCTGAGTCCGGCTGGATCTTTCATGGGTACAGGAGGCTGAACCTCTCTGATGTGATTCGATATCACGATTTCGGATATTACGTTAGAAAGGTAACCGGTGATCGTTCCAGTACTATCCCACTTTTTCCCATCCTGGCAGCCACCGAACCGTATCCGGGATCGGGGCTGGACTAAATGTCTATGCCCAAGCCATGATGAAGACCGGCCTTCGGCCGCGATCAGTCTTGAGTACGACGCGGTTCGGTGCCAGGCTTGTGGGTTCCGGGGCAACTCCGTCACTATCATCATGAACGAGGAAGGGGTGTCTGCCCGTGAGGCCGAGCGAATCCGTGATGAACTCGCTACTGACAGCGGCCAAGAAATACGCTCGGTCCCTGCCCGATTCACCGGCCGTCCCGTTTTTGGAGAGTCGGGGCTTCGATCTAGAACAGGTCGAACGGTTCCGCCTTGGCTACGTCGTTGAGCCGGAGATCGGCCACGACATGTACAAGCACCGGCTCAGCATTCCGTACTGGCGTCGAAGCCCCTCGGGTGTGTGGTCAGTCCGGGGAATCAAGTTCAGGCTTCTACGAGCACCAGAGGGCCGGGAACAGAAGTATCTGGGCACACCCGGGTTCAAGCCAACGCTGTTTAACACCCAAGACGCTATCTCGAACGAGGATTGGGTGTGCCTGACCGAGGGTGAACTCGACTGTATCGCCGCGTCCTCGAACGGGGTTCCCGCTGTAGGTGTTCCTGGGGCTACGACATGGCAAGCCAAGTGGAATCCGATCTTTTACGGGTACGAAACCGTGTACGTTCTTACCGACGGGGACCAAGCCGGTCTGGATATGGGTGGTGTTGTAGCAGATAACTTGCCCAACGCTAAGGTCATTCCGATGCGGGATGGCGAGGACGTGAACAGCATGGTCCAGAAATACGGTGCAGACAAAATTAGGGAGATGATTGGTAAATGATCAAGAATGTGATTTATCGCGTCGTTGATACCGAGGGCGAGACGTACTCGGGTTGGAACAACACGGCCGGGATTTACAACTCGGACCGTACGGCTCGACTCCAGTTGAACAAAGAACTCCGTCGCCGGAAGAGCCACCAGGAGTATATGGCCCGGAACGGAAAGGACCCGTTAAAGTACGCCCCGCTCCGGATTCAGAAGGCCACGATCGAGTGGGAGGACACCGATGACTGAAGAGACCGTGACGATCCCGAAGTCTGAGTACGACCGGCTGATCCAGAGTGAGGATGAACTGGCTCGGCTGGAATGCTACGGCGTCGACAACTGGATCGGGTATAGCGACGCACTGAACGACACGGAAGGGTACTTCGCTGATGAGTGACAAGTTCTGTCCGATCACGGTTCACCAGGCTCAGACAGCCCTGATCGAGTGTATCTGGGACAACCTTCGGGATCTGTCTTGGGATGAAGTGCCCCGATTGATCCGGGAAATGGACCCTAATTACGAGCCCGGTGTCTACCCTTGGACCGAAGTCGAAGACTACATGTCCGAGTTGTGGGAGCGCGCCGAGATCACGTTCAAGGACAAGCCATGACCGAGACTGAAGATCTCGGAGACGAGGTGGTCTCGCGGTTCAAGGACTTGCCTACTCGATTCGATCTGGAAAAGGTTAAGGCGTATGCTCGGGCTTATGCGGAGTACACCCTGAGCCGAGTCGCGGACAACTTGGACCGGGAATCCCAGTTCTCGGCCGGGCGAGCCATCCGAGACAAGGTGGACGAGATCAAGGCGGGGACCATATGATCGAGAGACTGATCCTAGCCGGGCTCTGGAGAAACGAGATCTGGCCGCTAGGAGAAGTCACGTACGATCCCGAGACATGCACGCCTGAAGACATCTATACCAGGATCGCGGAGTGTCTGAGGGCTCAGGCCACGGAATTCGAATTCGCGGCCATCACAGGAAGGATTGACCTTGACGGAGACACCGCCCCCGGGGAAGACTTGGGTAACGATTGAAATCGAATCGGAAACAGATGGTCTTCTCAGTAATGGGATCCCTACGAAACTTTTAGGACGGGATGTTGTCCAGTTCCGAGAAGGTCCGGACCGGGAAGATCCTTCCGACAAATGCAATCGCTTGCTTGGTGAGGCCGAGTTCAAGTTTCGGGATGCGTGCTACTCCTACCCCACGGGTGGCCCGGCAAACACAGGTAAGTTGCTCTCAGAAGGTGCTGAGCTCCTGGCCCAAGCCCTGAAGGTGTTCCGGGAGGAACTGTGAAGATCCTCGCGTGGGATATCGAGACTGGGCCGAACCTCGCACACGTCTGGGGCTTGTGGCAGCAGAACGTAGCCTTGAACCAGATCGAGGAACGAGGAGAAGTCCTGTCCTTTGCCGCGCGATGGATTGACCAGCCCAAGAACAAGATTATGTTCTGGTCGAACGAGCAGGGCCATCCCGAGATGATTTCCCAGGCTTGGGACCTTCTCCATGAGGCGGACGCGCTCGTGTCCTGGAACGGGAAGGGGTTCGATACCAAGCATATCAACCGGGAGTTCCTTCTTCAGGGCCTGAATCCGCCGAGTCCGGCCAAAGAGATCGATCTCATGCTCGTGGCCAAACACCGATTCCGGTTCGTCTCGAACAAGCTCGACAACGTCGCGCAAGAGCTCGGCCTTGGTGGCAAGGTCAAGCATTCCGGGTTCGAGCTGTGGCGTCGGTGCCTGGCCGGTGATCCGAAGGCTTGGGCCGAGATGCAGCGATACAACGAACAGGACGTTCATCTTCTGGTAGACTTGTACTACCGGCTTCTGCCCTGGATCGATGGGCACCCGAACCGGAACTTGTACGATCCGAAAGAGGATGGCTGTCCGAAGTGCCCGGCCGAGTACGAGGACTTGATCAAGCAAGGGTTCCGGCCAACCCTGACCGGAATGTACCAGCGTTACCAGTGCTCGAAATGCGGGTCCTGGTCAAGTGAAGGTGCCCGACTTGTCGGAGCCGATATCCGAGAGGAAAAGTAATGGATGATGAGAAGGCCTTGGCCAAGGTGATCGTTGTCGTGTCCGTTTTGACTATCCTGGCTTTTGCCGGTGTGTTCATCTGGGGCATCATCGAGCTCGTGTCCTGGCTGGTGACCAAGTGATCCCGGGCGCGGACTACGACGCCGAGTCCCTGACGGTAGACGTGAACGTCAAGGCTGTGCTGACCATGAACATCTGGATCGAGTCTCTTCAGTTGAACGATGCCAACACGGTACTCGTGACGAGCTCGCGCGAGACTGAAGACGGGACCGAGATCCTGACCGGGGTGGATGGCGTGACCGGGGTCCCTCTGGAGATCTCGATCCGTCGGCTCGGATGAACCCCTGGTTCGGGAGACCGGACTGGACAACCAACGTAATCTACGAAACAGGAGAAGACATGGCACTCGAAGTCACCGTGACGATCAAGTCCGGAGCTGGACACGGCGCACCCTGGCACGTCGTGAAGGGCACGCCCAAGGATGTCGCGGCGTACCTCGGGATCGAGGAGCTTCCGGCTCAGGGTCAGGGCTCGACGATCCAGGCTCAGCTCCACAAGGTCGCGGCTTGGGCGGCCGGGGATTTCGAGTCCCTGAACCCGGGAAAAGGGTAGGCCCGAAACCGGGCACGCCAGAAAGGGCATTGCTGGCCCCTGAGTGGGCCCCTGCCGCACCGGAGTGCGTTCATGGTGTGGTACCGTACAAGACCAGCGTAGACCCTGTCACAGGGGAAGTCAGCCATGCTTACGTGTGTCTGCCGTGCGTTGTGTTTGATCTATTCAAAAGGGAGAATCAGTGAGCATTTGGGACGAGAAGCCGACGACCGGGAACAAGGTGATCCTGACCGAGCGTGGTGACGAGTTCACCGGCAAGGTTCGGGAGCGTGGTGAGGTCTACGTGGACCGGTTCAAGAAGAACGTTCCGACCGTGACCTTCGAAGACGGGACCGAAGAGGGTCAGGTCTTCGAGGCTGGCCTGACCGTGTGGAAGAACGCCATGCTCCGGATCCAGCCGAAGCCTGGTGACTGGCTCCGGGTGTGGCGTGGTGCTGACAAGGGGTCGTGGACGGACGGGGGTGTCGAGCGTGTCGAGGCTCCGGCGGATGGCCAGCCTGTGAAGGTCTCGGCTCCGGTCGAGGCTCGGCCGGAGCCTGTCAACGCTCCGGCCAAGGTCAACCAGGACAAGCCGCCGTTCTGATCGGTTGGGCCGGGCTCGAAAGGGCCCGGCCCTGTCTAGTGTTCGGTCATGACAGAACAGAGAGGGACCAATGACTCACCGGAGTCGGTTAATGTACGAGGATGAAACCCATCAATGCCACTTCTGTGGTGAATGGGTCCAGGACGGACTTGATCCGGAAGGCGAACGGCACTGGCTCAGCGATTGTCGACCGGATCTTGTCGAGCACGAACCGGGCGAGGCTTGCACGTGGAGCCATGAAGACTCGGCCCAGAACTGTTACGCGTACCAGGATTTCTGGACGGGTGCATGGGGTCCTGATCACATTCACTTCCACAAGGATGGACCAATGTAATGACAGTAAATGAACTGATTGAAGAACTGATCCGGTATCAGGAGATGGGTGCCGGTGATGACCTTGTGTGGCTGTACATAACCGACTCAACCGGGTGCGGCGAGTCGCATGGCGCGACGTTGCGCCGTGTCGAGCAGAGTGGCGTACTCCACGTAATCGATTTATTGGATGAGGAGACACCATGAGCCGTCGAAAGCGGAACTGGATTCAAGACACGACGATGTTCCGAGGCGTGTTCCTGCGGGATGGGCAGCACGTCGAGTACAGTGGCCCATACGACACCTATGCCAAGGCCAAGGCGAGCGTGACGCACTGGATCAAGGCTGGTGGATACGGCGAGAACGAGCGTAGGACCGGACACGTAGAAATGGCGGTACCGGAATGGCAGAAGATCGGAGACTGATCTGCGGGTCTGTGTCCCCGTACAAAAACCACAACGGTGCGGTGTGCAATCTACACCCAGGCCATTCGGACCTCCATTGGCAGGTCTGGTATATGGGCGGGGGTATGTTCTGGTCCGAAGCCGAGGTACGGCACGCAAGGAAAATCCGGGTACGTCTGGGAAGGTGGCTAAGTCGTGACTGATCCGATCGTATTCCCGGACGATACCTTGTTCTTCGATATCGAGACACATTCGATCACGGAAAGGTATGCCTGGACACCTCGGGAATATTTCCGTCTAGGCGGGTATTCCTGGGGCGAGTCCGAAGAAGTCTTTATCACGGACGACTACGATGAAATGATCGAGGTTATCCGTCAGGCCACGATCCGGGTTGGGCATAACATCCACGCGTTCGACCTGTCAGTCCTGTTTGGAGTTGACTCGGATGAAGCTTTGCAGATGGCTCGGGAATACAGCGTGTTCGACACCATGACCCATGCCACGCTTGTCATGCCCGCTCCGTACAAGTACGTTGATTACAAGGGCAATAGCCAAACCGTGGTTAAGCCCGAACAAGCCCGGAAATGGTTCAAGCTTGCCAACCTAGCTCATCACCTGAAAGTACCGGGCAAGCTCTTGGACTTGAAGGACTTGGCCGAGAAATACGAATACGACATCGTACCGATCCTGAAGAAGGACGGGACTCCGGGCAAGCGTGTCCAGAAGATCCGGAAGCCGGACGTGTGCTGTGGCTTCGGCCATATCCCGATTGATGTGGACGACCCAGACGAAGACCGGGCCCAAGACGCTCTGATGTTCCGGGATTACCTCCGAGATGATGTCTTGGCAGCAAGGCACGTTGCTCGGGCTCTGATAGGTCTAGACAGCGCTCCAGGTCGGTATGAGTGGGATGAACAGTTCTCGGCCGGTATCCTTGCCCAGATCTCCCGGAACGGCGTCCGAGTCGATCAGGATGAAACCAAAGCCCTGATCTACGAGCAGGATTGGGACGCGGCGCACACCCTTGACTGGCTTCGGGACCGGTTCGGGTTCCCGGTCTCGGACAAGAAAAAGCCGCTCCAGTCCAATGAAGGCAAGGAAGCCGTGCTCAAGGCTATGACCGAGCTCGGTATTTCCACGAACGGACTTGGCCGGACCGACAAGGGGAATCTCTCGTTTGGTGCCGACTCTATCCGGGAAGCGTGCGGATACGTCTCGACGAACAAGGGGTGGGAACCAACCGAGGCTGTTCCGGAAGAGGTCCAGAAATTCGCAGATGCCCTGGCAGTGTTGGCCGGACAGCGATCGATGCCGGAATTGACCTGGGCATGTATGCACCCAGACGGAAAGGTGCATCCGGAGATCGCCTCGCTCCAGAAGTCGGGCCGGAACTCAGTGACCGAGCCAGGTCTGACTGTGTATGACAAGCGGTACAAGCACCTTCTTTTGCCGGACTCGGATTGGGAAGGGCTATGCGGATTCGACTACTCGAACGCGGACGCTCGGGTTGTGGCGGCCCTGAGCGGGGATGAGGCTTTCGCCGTCCGGTTCCAGCCTGGCCAGGATGGGCACCTGATCAACGCCTACGCTGTGTGGGGAAAGGAACTGGTCGACACGGACGTAGAGTATTACCGGAACAAGATGTCAAAGCGAATGGGCCATGCCTGGGGTTATCGGGTTGGAGCCACCACCTTGCACAAGAACACGGGTATTGCCGAATCCGTTTGCAAGGTATTCCTGACCGGGTTGAACAAGGCATTCCCCGGAGTCGTGGCGTGGCAGAACGCGGTTGTTGCCAAGGCTAGTAGTCTCGGATATGTCAAGAATCTGTGGGGCCGGAAAATGAAGGTCGATCCGAAACGGGTCTTCACTCAAGCCCCGGCTCTGGAAGGTCAGGGCGGCACGACCGAGATCATGAAACGTGGCATGTTCAAAATGCCTAACCGGCTGATCCGGATGATCAAGATCCCAATCCATGACGAGCTTCTCGCTTCGATCCCGCTCGCCACGTTCGAGGAAGACCGAGCCTTGTTCGTCAAGTGCTTGTCCTCCGAGCTTGACCCGCCGGGTGGACAGCGTGTAGAGTTCCCGGTCGGGAGTACACCCAAGCCAGCACGGAATTGGAGAGAGGCGGCACACTGAATGGCTCACTATTATATCGGAGACAAGCACTATATCGGAGACCCAATCGGGAATATCACGGCTCTGAAAGAGCCGGACAACGAAGATGGCTTGGAATATTTGGCTTGGGGAAAAGATACAGGTTGCTGGGCTTGGGGCAACACTGTCGAGAACGCGCAGGACGATGCCAATGCCACGACTGAACCGCGTACTTTCGAAAGGAAACGGGAGGACGCTATTGGCGGGCATATGATTGTCGTGGCTGTTTCGGGCAAAGACGCGCACCAAACCAAGTTGGCCCGACTGTTTTCCGAGGAAATCCCGATCCCGGCTCGGGCCGAAGTCCTGCGGGAGGCGGAGCGTCTCATCACGGGTGACCGGAACCGGACTTATGGCGAGCCCATGGAAAATTTCGAGAACATCGCTAGTTTGTTCAACACGTTCTTACGGTACAAGCTCAAAGACGACGCTGATATCACGCCCGGCGACACAGCTGGTCTGATGATCTTGGTCAAGCTTGCTCGGGAGATGTCCGGTCCCAAGGAAGACAACAAGCTGGACATCGCGGGGTACGCCGCGTGCTGGGCCGAGGTAGACCGAGGTTAATCCGATAGAGTGACGGGGCTTGCACGAGTCCCGTCACCCAGATAAGGTTGGGGTATGGCGAAAAACGAGAACCACCCCAAGCACACCAAAGGTTGGGTCAAAGACGCTCCGAAGACCGTGGAGATCGGGTGTATGAACCGAGCCGCGCACCACGATGTCCCGTATTGGTTCACAGCAGAGCGGGGCAAGCCTGCTACCTGTCCGGGTTGCGGCCGGGGAAACTAGTTGGGGACCAAACACGGGTACACAGAGAAAGAGTGCAAGGTCTGTCACGAAGTCAAGCCTCGGTCCGAGTTCCCAGCGTACGGAGGCTTGACTTGCCGGGCGTGTACTCGGGACAAGGAACGGGAAGCACGGCCTGCTCGGTATCAACGTGATAAAGAAAACCCGAAGTACGTTGAAGAGAACCGGCGCCGGGCTCGGGAATACAAGCGTAGGAAGAAGGCGGAACGAGAGGAACAGAACGTGACCGATCCCCCGGAGGACAGCTACGCGGAATACGAGCGAGCTTGGGACAACGCGGGTATCGATGAAGTCATGGACGGGCTCGAAGACGACGCCTTGATTGACTCGATTGCGAAGGGTGTCGCGTCGGACGAAACTCCGGACGGCTTGGCCCGGACTCTGGCGGAGCTTCGGGACGCCGTCGATGCAACGAACATCCCTGTCAAGAACACGGCCAAGGTTGAACGCGGTGAGAGCGTCTTGCCGCCACGTAACGAAGGGACCGCCCAGAACATGACCGCTCACGAATCCGCTGTGCGACTTCTCCAGATCTCGGGGGACACGACTCCGCTGGCGGCTGTTCAGCAACTGATTCAGGTTATTACCGACACCAAGCAAAACGTGGCGGCAGCGCTCGGAGATGGACACAGTCAGCTCGGCAACGCGATCGGTCCGTTCCAGTCCGCCCAGGACCAGGCCGAGCAACTCATGGGCATCATCGGTGGTGCACTCCAGAACCTGGAAAGTATCGCGGGTCAGATCGGTTAGGTAACGACTCGGGGCCCGGTCTTGTACCGGGCCCTTCGGTCGTGTACTGTCAGGTACATGCCGAAGAACGTGCACTGCCGAATTTGCCGGGAGCCCCTGACCTGGGATGACACAGAAGGTGCCTGGGTCACTCCGGACGGGTACGACGTGTGCCCCACGGATCGTCAAGAACACGACCCGTACGACGAAAACGGGATTGCACTCCCGCTCTACCTCTGAGAGGATACAGACATGGAGTACTACAAAGTTTTGAAGAATTTCCGTGACGAGGACGGCGACGAACTGTCTGTGATCAAGTGGATTGACGGGACAGCCACATTTAGTGGCATGGCCCATAACGGCGTGGTCGAGCTGAGCCCGGAACAGATTCAGGAATTGATCGAGTACCTGAACGGAGACGATAAGTGAACCCGGACAGTCGTGACGAAGAACTGAAGATCCGGGAGCGCTTGGCCGGAATCGTGGCCGAGATGGTTTCG